AGTTTTGGTGGAGGTGTTCAATCAACTGCAATGGCTATATTAGCCGCGCAAGGTAAAATAAAAGTTGATGCGTTTGTTTTTTGTGATACGGGATTCGAACAAACCATTGTTTTTGATTTTCTTCATGCGTTTACGTTGCCAATGCTTGAAAAAGCAGGAATTGCATTTTATATTGCTAAAGCAAATGATTATTCTAAATATGCTGGCGATATGGAGTTACCGCCATTTTTTGCAAATAATGAAGGAACGCAGGGACGTTTGCCTGCTTACTGTAGCGCAAAATGGAAACGTGAAGTTTTTGAGCGTTTTTGCAATAATGAATTTAAACAAAAAAAATATAATGTTTTAATGGGTTTCTCAACTGATGAAATCCACAGAGCAGCAAGAATGAAACCATCTAAAAAATGGAATAAGATTTTTCCATTGCTTGATTTGCAAATGCGCAGAAGTGATTGTATTGCATTAGTGCAAAGAACGTTTGATACTGAACCACCAAGATCATCCTGTTGGATGTGTCCAAACCATACGCAAAAAGAATGGGCGCATGTTATGCAGTCACAAGATCGTGAAAAAGTGATTGAATTTGATAAAACCGTATTACAACCAAAAGGCTATTTTTTAACGTCACAGTTTAAACGCATTGAAGAATGTGATTTTATTGATGAGCATGAGGTTATGTTTACGCGTTTATGTAGTGGCGGATGTTTTTTATAATAACAGGAACAAGAATGAAAAATACACTGACAGATTTAAACAATCATTTATTTGCTCAAATGGAAAGATTGAGCGAAGAATCATTAAGTGTTGAACAACTTGCTTTTGAAGCAGAACGCTCAAAAAGTTTGACAATTATTGCTCGCACGATTGTCGATAACGCGCGTTTAGTCCTTGATGCACAAACACGCATTAATGACATCCCAGAACGCAAAGAGCTGCCTGCTATTTTAAAATGAACAGTGGACGGTTTCAGAAAGGGTTTACGCCTTGGAACAAAGGCGTTAAAAAATCAACTGGTGAATCAAAAACTCGATTCAAAAAAGGAAATGAAACATGGAATACTCGACCATTAGGTGATGAGCATGTTGATAATGATGGGTATATTCGTGTTAAAGTGGCTGAAACAGGAACAAAAAGAGAACGTTGGAAATTAAAGCATCGTTTGATTTATGAGCAGCATTATGGCGAAATATCGCCAAGCATAATTATTAGGTTTTATGATAATAATAAACAAAATTTTAATATTAAAAATTTATATGCGGTAACAAAAGGCGAAAACGCTGTTTTAAATCGTTTAAAATTTGCCAATGAACCACTTGAGTTAAAACCGACAATATTGGCAATGGTTAGAATGTGCTTAAAAGCTAAAATACCTTATAGGATTACTTGATGCAAATCACACAACGTAAAACTGCGGATTTAATACCGTATGTGAACAACGCACGAACACACAGCGAACAACAAGTATTGCAGATCGCGGCAAGCATAAAAGAGTTTGGTTTTAATTCGCCCGTGCTGGTTGATGGTGAGAACGGCATAATTGCAGGTCATGGGCGCGTGTTGGCGGCTAAAAAATTAAATCTTGATGAAGTACCAACCATTGAGCTTAAACACCTTACTAAGACACAAAAGAAAGCATATATCCTTGCAGATAATCGTTTGGCTTTGAATAGCGGTTGGGATAATGATTTGTTGGCGTTGGAGTTGGGTGAATTATCAGATGATGGGTTTGATTTGGATTTGCTTGGGTTTGATGATACGGAATTATCATTGCTTGATGACACAGAACAAACAGAAGGTTTGACTGACGAAGATGCTGTTCCTGATGTACCAGATGAACCTATTAATAAACTGGGTGATGTTTGGATATTAGAAAATCATCGTTTGATGTGTGGGGATAGCACAAGCATTGATGCAGTTGATAAATTAATGAATGGTAAAAAGGCTGATATGGTATTTACTGACCCTCCTTATGGTGTAAATTATCAGTCCAACATGAGGACTCAATCAGATAAGTTTGATGTAATTAAAAACGATGACGTTATTTTAGATATTGTTCCAATAATTGATATTTACTCAAAAGGATGGGTATTTATTTGGACTACATGGAAAGTTTTGGATAAATGGATTGAAAATACTAAAGGATTAGGGTTTCCAAGCAATATGGTGATTTGGTTTAAAGGTGGCGGTGGCATAGGTGATTTAAAAAAAACATTTAGCACTGATTACGAAACTGCATTAGTTTGGCATAGAGGAGCTGAATTATGTGGAAAAAGAATTGGTAGTGTTTGGAAAGTTGGTAAAGATGGCGCAAATGAATATTTACATCCAACACAAAAACCCGTTGCACTAGCCGAAGAAGCATTAGATAAAACAACAAAACAAAATTATTTAATTTTAGATTTGTTTGGTGGAAGTGGAAGCACATTAATTGCTTGCGAAAAAATAGGAAGAAACGCAATGCTAATGGAATTAGACCCAAAATACTGCGATGTTATTATAAAACGCTGGCAAGACTTTACAGGCAAACAGGCAATACTTGAATCAACAGGCGAACCGTATGGATCTCACACCTAAACAAGAACGCTTTGCTCAACTGGTAGCCGAAGGCAAAACACAGGCTGATGCTTATCGTGGGGCTTACGATGTTGGCGCAAATACTAAAGCGGCAACAGTTATTAAAAGAGCTGGCGAACTAATGACAGACGGGGCTATAACGGGGCGTATTGACGAGTTACGCAAACCAATCATTGAAGCTGTTGGCATTACACTTGAATCGCATTTAAAAGACTTAATGACGTTGCGCAACCTTGCTGTAAAAAACAATCAAATCAATGCGGCAATTACGGCTGAAATTGCCAGAGGTAAAGCAGCAGGCGTATCAACAGATCGTGTTGAAGCAACTATAAAAACAGGATACACATTTGTGGTTGAGCGAGCAGCGCGTGAAGATTAGGCTTAAGTTAACCAAACCTCAAGAAGACTTCATTTTCAGTGAAGCAATCCACCCTGCAATGGTGGCAGGATATGGCGCGGGAAAATCACAAGCCGCTGTCATTAGACTGGCTTTGCTTGCATTGAAATACGATGGCTTATCGTTTGGGTTTGTTGAGCCTACTTATGATCTTATCAGATTGATTGCATTTCCACGCTTTCAAGAAATACTCGATGAGTGGGGAGTTAAATATAATCTTAATAAAGCCGATGCAATTATCAAACTCGAAAACAATTCGCAGATTATTTTTAGATCAGCAGACAACCCAGAGCGTTTAGTTGGGTTTCAGTTAGCGGATGCGGTAATCGATGAAGCCGACACGTTGCGTGTTGACCAAGCCAAACTGGCTTGGACTAAAATGCTTGGACGGATTAGAGAACGCAAGCCAGATAATTCGCCTAACACGCTTGCAGCCGTATCAACTCCCGAAGGCTTTGCTTTCATGTACGAAATGTGGGGCAAAGAACCACGCGATGGCTACGAGTTAATTAAAGCACCTACTTCAAGCAATCCATATTTGCCCGATGGCTATATCAAGCAACTTGAAGCAACCTATTCAAGCGCACAATTATCCGCGTATCTTGATGGCAATTTTGTTAATTTAAATGCAGGCAGTGTTTATCATGAATTTGACAGAAAACTTAACGCAAGCAATGAAACTATTATGCCTGATGATGTACTCCATTGCGGAGTCGATTACAATGTTACTAATATGTCCGCTGTTATTCATGTTATTCGTGGCGATATTCCTCACGCAGTTTTTGAATTCACTGGTGTGTTTGATACACCAACGTTATCAAAAATATTAAAAGAAAAATACCATGCACATCGTATTTTAATCTATCCAGACGCCAGTGGTAATGCCAGAAAGTCAAACAACGCAAGCGAGAGTGACCACAGCATCATGAGAGCATACGGCTTGCAAGTATTAGTCAACTCAAGAAACCCATTTGTAAAAGATCGCGTACTGTCATTTAATAAAATGATTAACAATCAAGGAGAGCGAAAATACTTTGTTAATCCTCAGTATTGCCCAATGTTAGTGGAGTCATTAGAAAAACAATCTTATGACAAAAATGGAGAGCCTGACAAAAAAGCTGGATTTGATCATATTGTCGATGCCGCTGGTTACTTTGTATCGTATCGCTATCCAGTAGTAAATAATCGCCCGCAATTTGCTGCGATAACAGGGATTTAAAACTTAAAATTATGTTATAATTACATTGTGCCTAGACTTAGCGGTCGAACACGGATTGAACAACCGTTGGCACATAACCTTTCGTTCATATAATCCAACTGTTCAAGGGATTCTCAAAATGATAATAGTAACAAGACAAAAAGCAAAAGAATTAGGGTTAAAAAGATATTTTACAGGCTTGCCATGTAAATATGGTCATATATCAGAGCGCACAATATCTAGCGGCTGTGCTGAATGCAGTAAATATAATTCTAAAAAATATCACAAAAAAAATAGAAAACAATGCCTTGTTAAAATGAAAGAAAGAAACGGGGCTTATTATCAAAAAAACAGTGAAAAAATAAAAACTCAAGCAATAAAATATCAAAAAGAAAATTCAAAAGAAAGAACTGCATATAAAAAAGAATGGGCTAAAGAAAAGGCAAAAAACAACCCAGAATTTAAAATGGGGTTAATATGTAGACGAATGTTACAAAGAGCATTAGGGTTATCAGGTCAAAAGAAATATAAAAGAACTTTTGATTATTTAAAATATTCAAGCGATGACTTAGTAAATCATTTAGAATCGCAATTTAAAGATGGTATGAACTGGGAAAACTATGGGGAATGGCATATAGATCACATAACGCCAATTTCTTATTTAATAAAAAATAAAATAATAGACCCAGCAATAATAAACGCATTAACCAATTTACAACCATTATGGGCAAGTGAAAATATGTCAAAAGGCTGTAAAACTAACTTAATCACAGGAATTTAAAAATGGCAGTCGATACAAAACACAGCGAGTATCATGAATATTATGAGCAGTGGGAGCGATGCGAACACGCAGCAGAAGGGCAAGACGAGATTCACGAATATGGTATTAAATACCTTCCACGCCTAAGCGGTCAAACTGACGCAGAATATTACGCTTACAAACAACGCGCGTTATATTACAACGCTACAGCAAGAACGATTGATGGCTTAACGGGAATGATATTTCTTAAACCCGAAGTCATCACAGCACCTGCAGCAATGGATAATATTATTGCAGACGTGACAATGAGCGGCTTATCGCTGCATCAATTTGCTGAAATGGTAGCAGAAGAAGTTATTACTATCGGACGTTGTGCCGTGCTTGTCGATTTTCCACCTATTATAAATGCGGTTACATTAGCCCAAGCACAAGCACAAGGCGCAAGACCTTACGCGACCATGTACGATGCCGAATCAATTATAAACTGGAAAACGGGGCGCATTAACAACGTTGAACAGTTAACGCTTGTTGTGCTTGAAGAAGAAAACGAGATTGCAGTTGATGAGTTTGAATCTAAATGCGAACCGCAATGGCGCGTTCTTGATTTAGGCGATGGTGGTATTTATCGTCAACGTGTTTTCCGCAAAGACAAACGCGGTGAATTTATTTTAGTGGATGAAATTTACCCACAAATTAACGGCAAAGCATTAAACAAAATCCCGTTTGAGTTTTTTGGCGTGCGTGACAATTCACCATGTGTTGATAAACCGCCATTGCTTGACCTTGTTGACGTGAATTTATCGCACTACAGAACCACAGCCGATTATGAACATGGCTTGCACTTTACTGGACTACCAACACCCGTAGTCACTGGTTATTATCCAGACGATAAAAGTCCGTCACTTCGTATCGGTAGCGGCACGGCATGGCTATTGCCAGAAGCGCAATCAAAAGCATTTTATCTTGAATTTACAGGTCAAGGTTTAGGTGAATTGCGCGAGGCATTGCGCTCAAAAGAGGCAATGATGGCAACACTTGGAGCGCGTATTTTAGCACCTGAAAAACGCGCAGCAGAATCAGCGCAAACCGCATCAATTCACCGCTCAAGTGAAAATAGCGTACTTGCTTCAATTTCACAATCAATCAGTATCGGATTAACGCACGTCATGGAGTATTTGCGCGATTGGTCGGGCGTGACTGGTGATGTTAAAGTTAAGCTAAACCGTGATTTTATTCCAAACTCAATGACAGCTCAGGACTTGGATAGTTTGGTTAAGGCTTGGCAAAGCGGTTCAATCTCGCATCAAACTTTATTCGACAATCTTGTCGCTGGTGACATTATTATGCAAGACGTATCGTTTGATGATGAGATGGAGCGCATTTCAGTTATGCCTGCTACTGGTGGGATGTTGTAATGGAAGAATCAGCTAACACGCAACTGCGCGATAAAACGATTGCACATGAAATTTATTTGCAGCGATATTATTCATCAACAAGTAAAAAAGTGATGGATTTACTGCGTGTTGTTGAAAAAGATTTGGTTAAACAATTAAAAACGCTAGACCTTGATAACCAAATGACAATTCCGCAGATTGACGCGCGGTTAGAATCAGTGCGGGCGATTTTAAATGAAGGTTATGATTTAGCAGGTAAAGAGTTAATTACTCATATGCACGAAGCTGGTGAGTACGAACAAGACTGGCAAATCAAAGCCATTGATGATTCAACCCCTATTGTTCTTGATATGGTAGCAGTTGCGCCCGTGACGTTATTTGCTGCGATTGAATCAAAACCATTGCAGGGAAAACTGATTAAAGAATGGATTGATAAATTAGATCAAGATAGTTACACGCGCATACAGGACGCGGTGCGTATCGGCTTAGTTGAAGGGCAATCTTATAGTGACGTGGTTAAACGCATTACCGGCACAAAAGCATTGCAATACACTGATGGCGTGATGGCATTAAACGCACGTCAAACACAATCGTTGGTCAGCACGGCAATGGCACACGCTACTAATACCGCGCGTGATGAGTTTTATCAAAACAATAATGATCTGTTTAGTGGGTTGCAGTGGGTAAGCACACTCGATGGTCGGACTACTTCAATATGCCAAGCGCGTGACGGAAAAATATATCCACTTGATAGTGGCGTTAGACCTCCTGCACATTTTAGATGTAGATCGGCAATGGTCAGCGTGTTAAAGTCATGGCAAGCGTTAGGGATTAAAAACCCTGATGGTCGCACACGCGCATCGATGGATGGGCAAGTTGCGCAAACCGAAACTTATCAAACGTGGCTAAAGAAAAAACCAGATGCTTTTCAAGATGAAGTGTTAGGAAAAGAAAAAGCACAAATGTTTCGTGATGGAACGCCATTAGATAGGTTTGTTGATGCAAGCGGTCATACTTACACACTTGATGAATTAAAAAATAAAGAAAATTGAATTTTTATTGTTTATGCTGTATAAATGCGACAAACACTCGCCATGTGTTTACTCTCGTGCCGTTGGTGTTACACCTTTCATCAGCGGCACACCCTAATTTGTAAGGAAATATTTATGTCATTTTTTGATAATATTGTTCATAAGGTTTCAGACGGTGCTAAAAAAGCAGTCGATGAAGCAACAAATGCAGTTGATGATATTTCACACGGTGACATTATCGGTGCGGCAGAACACGTTGAAAATATCCGTGAAATCCCACAAGATACAGCGA